AGAGGCTCTTTTGTGTAATTTATTGCATTAAGATAATCTTTCAGTTCATACATGACTATTAATAATATCTATATTACAAGACATTGTTCTCCTTTCACCTTCACCAAAAAAAGGTGCGACCTGATGAAGCAACCAAATTGGAAATACCACAACCTTTCCTACCTCTGGATGAGCATACGCAAATGAAGGATGTTTAAATCTAGGTATATCGTACATACTGTCTCCACCCCAAACAAATTGAGTTAGACCATCTGTACTACCAGAATTACCCTGTTGTACGCCCACTTCACCTTTCATCTTTTCTCCAATATCAGATATTTGTGATGGAAGCTTTAGAAACGCAATCATAGATACGCCCCTTCCACTGGCAGTTCCATGCTCATGCAAAGGATTGTAGTCTCCAGCATAACTATGTACCGACCAGATTTTCTTAACAACATAATCTTCTTTAGGGCCGATGATGTTTTTAATACGATCAGACATTGGATGTTGAGCAGCATATTCTTTTGCACACATAATAAAAAACTTACTCAACTGTTTAGGTACGTCATCGTTTAAATCAAATTCTAATTGCTTTGATCTTTTATCTTGTTTTATTTGTCCTACTAATTGAGATGATAAGTCTGGCAATCTATCAGTGTTATCATCAATATACTTATTAATAATATCCACCTCATCTAAAGAGATTGCAGAAAAACCTAATTTCAATTGTGGTATAGTTTCAAACTGAACTATTTTATTTTCTGTCAATTTTCATTCTCCCATAACATTACATTTAAAAACAACACAAGTTCTTAACTGATAACATTCTCTAGATACTGGCATTGCCTTATGAGGAAGACTGGCTGTAAACACAACCAATTTATTTCCAGCATAAGGAACAAGAGTATCATCAACTAAAGTTCCACCACCCCATTCTTGTTTCCAATCCATACGGGGATAGTATATCATAGTAAAATCACCATCATCTATATGAAGATGCGGTTCAATTCCATGTGTATGAGCATTACAATATATTCGTATATAACTATCAATATTATATTTAGATTTGAAATCAAATTTATTCATTAACATTTGAAATAAAGGATCAACCCAATAATAATTTGATAGACTACATTCTTCTTCACTGTGGCCACAGAAAACATGCCAATGTTTATTTGGTTTAGTAGGCTCAGATGAGTAATCATATTTCCATGATAACCTCTTAACCTCATCATCAATCAGTAGAGCATTGTGTTCTTCTAAAACATCATCATATACATCAATCATTCAATTACCCTTTTTCGTATAAGGTTTAACTGACTTTTTAATTTCTTCTACATTTGGTAATGGCAAATCCTTATGAGGAATTCTTTCAAGATTTCCTGCAACCAAAATTCTATCTTCTTCACACACAGATGGTGGCACTTCATGTTTAATCCAAGCAGGAAAGATAACCAAATCTCCTACCTGTGGAAACACATAATAATTTCCCTCTTTACCTTCTGGGAAAACTAAAGGCATTGAACCTTGTGGAACCTTTACATAGTATCCCCATGACCAAACATTTGGCCAATGTGCATGTGCAATTGAAAAATCATTCCTCTTATATAAGACACCCCAACAATCAGAAGCTCTACACTTGATAGGCGTTGACCCCATTTTCTCAGCATATGGAATTACAATATCACATAGTTTATTAAAACTAGGATGCTTGTAATGCATATTGAGATTTGTCATGTCTGCTTGAACAACTGTTGGTCGTTTTGGCCACTCATTCCCTGTTTCAAGAATAATACTTTCCATAGTAGAATGTAAATCAGAACCAACCTCATCAAATATGTTTTTAATAAAGATTGGCCGAGTTACATTTATATCATAATTTTCTATTACATTTCTAGCTAGAGGAATTTTTTCCGTCATTTGAATTTAGCTCGTGCCATAATCTCTGTGAAACAAGCCATCAGATTTATTTCTTGATCTGCAACAAACGCCGCCTTGTACTGATACTCACCCAAAACAACAACCACATGGGGTATGCTACCCCCATCCACATAATCGTAAAGATTGTCATAAATGCGGCGAAACAAACGTACAGGATCATTATCAAGATTATTGACAACCCATTTACGAACATTAGTAAACTCCTTATTCTTCATAGATTGCATAAGCTCTTTGATATTTACCTCGGCAATATCAACAAGCATACCAGCATCAATTGCACCTGATACAGAATACCTTTGGAGTTCATTCAATACTCTACGCCAGTCTGGAAAGTATTTATTGATTATCTCTGCAACAACCCTTTTATCATGTTTTACATTCTGATCATTTAGGATTGTAACAACTCTTGCCATAAATTCTTTAGCAAGTTTTGGTTTCTCTGAATTAGGAATAGAGAAATCCACAACACTACAACGAGAATGTAATGGCGGTATCAATCGATTTTTATAATTACATGTAAGAATAAAACCACAGTTCTTATGAAACTCTTCCATGAACCCACGCAGGGCTGGTTGAGTTGATTGTGGATTTAGATAGTCTGACTCATCCAAAATAATATACTTACGCCCACCGTGAAGTGACACAGTGGATGCAAAGTTTTTAATTTTAGTTCGTAGAACATCAATGCCTGATTCTTCCGAACCATTGATCATCATATAAGTTGAACCCAACTCATCTAGCATTGCTTTCGCAGCAGTAGTTTTACCTACGCCCGAAGTTCCTGATAAAATTAAATTTGGTATATTACCTTCATTAATAAAATCAGTTAATGTATTTTTTAGACTATTAGGAAGTACGCATGATTCGATATCCTTGGGGCGATACAACTCTACCCACAAAAAAGTTTCCATTATATAAATTCCTTACTTCAAGCATCATACTTGGACTCTGGTTCCAGAGCAATCCAATATTTAATATCTACATTTGCATTTACAAAATGACTAATGTTTTTAGAAGAAATTGATACATCATATGTACCAGACAAAAGTTTCAGATTTTCAACCTTGAACCAAAACTTATATGGCAGATTTTTTCCATCTTGATTATTGACATCAACTTTTACATCATAAGCATTTGCAGTTGCATTTTTCTTATCAGTAACTTTCAATGAAGCAACACCACTATCTGTTCCTTCAAGTAACATATCTGGAACACCAATAACAGCTGCAGCCTTTTGTACATTAGACAACAAATCATTTGCAAAAGAAAAATTAACTTCACACTCTGGCATTGTAAGTTCTTTGGTTACTGTTGTAACTACAGATGGATCAGAATACCAATATTTCAAAGACGTACCATTTTCTGTCATTACAACAAAATCATTATTGAAATCCAAACTTGGTTTTTCAAAAAGTGATAATGCAGCAAGAAATTCATTCAAATCATAAATTGCAAATTCTGTTGGAAAGACTTCTTTCACTTCAGCCGTTGCAACAATATTTTTCATTGCAGACATTGTAGAGATACTACTGCCTGCTTTGATCACAAGGTTCTGATTGATTGTTGCAAAATTCTTCAATACAGATACCGTTTCATTACTAAGATTCATTTTCACTATTTTCCATTTCATTAATGTATAAAGTTATAATACCATAATGTATAACTTTTAGCAAGTCTCTTCTATCCTTGCCATTCTTTTTTCCATATCGTTGTGCATACTTGAGTATGTTACCAATACAGAAACCTTCACCGTGACCACCATCTATGATAAACTCTGTAGCTTGAAACTTGTTCTTGCTATAGTGTTCATCATAGGTGGAGTCAATATACTTTGATAATTCCTCTAGGGTTTTATCTTCGTTATATTTGTAATCAATCAAGAAGAAGCTTCCTCTTCATCCTTCTTAGCTTTTGCATAATTTTCTTTCTCACGAACAGATAGATGTTTCATAAGTTCCTGATCTGAATCACGAACATTCCAATTCATAGCAATAGAACGTCGTTCACCATCACCAAAGAAAGGTAGTACCTGATGTTTCAACCAATTAGGAAATACCAACATTACACCAACAATAGGTTTAACGTAATCCTCAGTTTGAGCATGTAACTGTAAAATATCTCTGCGACTATTTTGACCCCAAATTAAATGAGTAAACCCATCAATAGCACCATTAGCACCGTGTAATGAAGTAGGAACGTCATCAAGTACCTCAATACAATTGGGAACTTTCAACCAAAGAAAACCAGACAGACCAGCCATAGATTGACAACCATGATCATGATAAGGATTATAATCTCCAGCATAAGCACGATTTGCCCAACACTGAAAAACTTCAGCCTTTGAATCTCTATCATATCCTTGTTTAAGATATGTAGTGCCGATCTGATTAAATACAGTTTCTAATTGCTTGCCAATCTCATTGTCAAGAGGAAAATCTAATTGGGCAGAGCTCTTATTATTTTTGAGTTGGCCAACAAGACCATTAGCATAACTCTCGTTTTTTGGAATGATGTCTTCATCAATATGTTGATTAATTTCATCAACAATTTCAAGTGGAAATTCAATGCGGCCGATTGCAAAGTTTTTAATAGGCCGGATTGCAAATTTTAATCCATGATTATCTTCTTCAAACTTTTCATCGTCTGACTGTTCTGACTCTGCTAGTGCAGCAACACTCTCTTGAGCAACTCTTGCCTGACGTTGATCTTCGCTTTCCACTACAGGGTTTCCATCAAGATCAACCTGTCTCGCAACAGCGCCATCCTTCATAGCCTC